TGCGGCTGGATCTTGGGATCACCTTCGGCAACAACAACGAGATGTCTCGTCTGAGCCGGGCGTTTGATCGGGTTCTGAACCCCACGGCGGTGGAGAGCGGAACCCCGGCTGATCTTGCGGATGCCGAGGACACGATCTATGCCTACCGTTACCTGATCGAGAACAACCGCACTCTTGAGCAGTACTCCCCCACCGGAATCGCCGGGAAGGCCATTGTTGAAGAGATGCGGTATGCCTTCGACCAGATGCAGCAGGGATACCAGCCCGCCGACATTCTGCGGGATCTCTCCCAGCGCAAGTACCTTGGACAGACCACGCAACTGAACTATCTGGATCTCCAGAACGAGTTCTCATTTGCGGACATCGTGACGGGCAACTCCAAGGACGCACTGGCAGTCCAGCAGTCGGTCATGGATTCTCGAACGGCTCTTGAAGTGGGCAACCCCGATGCGTTCCCCTACATGATTTCCGAGTACACCGCAGCCTATCGAAAGGCTCTTCGTGAAACCCGGAATGCCAACGACGCTCTGAACATGGCCGAGGCCCACCTCAAGGACAACTTCGTTGTGGTGCGCGGTTCCATGATCCCCAAGGATGCCCTGCAAACCGTGCCCACCAAGGACCCGAAGTACATGGAAACGTGGCTTGATTCACGCTTCCCTGCTGGGGCTACGTTGGTCCCGGTCTACAAGAATGCGGCTGGAGTCCAGTTCTTCGCTGTCCGCGATGCCGAAGGCCGTGCCGTGGAGCCCAAGGATGGACGGCCACCCCGCATGTACACGGCTGAGGACCTCCAGCCCACCGCCGAAGATGTGCAGATGTGGGAGAAGCGAATTGCTGAACAGAAGGCTGCGGCCAGACAGCGCGCTGCGGAATATGAAGCCATGCTGGAAGAGCCCGCGCGGCAGGAAGCCCTCCGCAACTTCCAGAGGAGCAACTTCTGATGGCAAAGACAACTCTTGGAACCCCCATCTTCTCCCTCACTCCCAAGGAACGGGAGGAGATGGAGCGTCGAGCATCCGAAGGCGTGGTCCTTGATGCCCTGACTCAGGAGATGGTGGATGGGCCCTTCAGCGGGGAGGCCATCGGAGCCCGCAACTCCCTCATGGGGGCGTTTGCGTGGAAGGCCGGAACCATGCTTTCGGACATGATGGGGGATACGCCCAAGGGTGTGCCCCTGAACCTGTCCAAGCGCAAGAGCGAGTTTGATCCCATGCGGGATGACATCTCGTTCTCTCTGGGCAACAACCCCGAGACGATTGCCGAGCATCTCAAGAACGTGCCCTACGAGGAGTGGCCGTATCTCCTGTCCTCCGGGGACCTGAACACCTACGAGAACCGTTATCGGTTCATCATGTCGGCCCGGCCCGAGATCCAGTCTCGGTATGGCAGCACCGCAGGCAAGGCCCTTGGCGTGGCCGCTGATATCACTGCCCTGACCACCCTGAGCCTCGCTGCCGAGCCCTTGGTCCTGAGTGGCCTAGGAGTGCCCGAGATGGCCGGGGCCGTGGTGTCCGCCTCTGCGGGCCGGGACAGGGTCAGGAACGCCGCACAGGCCGCCCTAGAGGCCGTGCAGGCCGTCAGCCGAAAGGACCTCGCTGTCCGGTATACCGCCCTAGGCATGGCCGAGGAGGTCATGTATCAGGTGGCCCGGAATGCCGTGGACGAGACGTATGACCCATCGGCCTCCGAGGTGGTCTACGGTCTGGCCCTGTCTGGAAGCCTGAGCGGGCTGGTTGGTGGTGCTATGTTCGGCAAGACGTTCGTCAGGGAGAACGTGGAGCAGACGGCCCGCGACCTCATCAAGGCCCGTGTCACGGATCTCCCCGGCGGCTACAAGGTCATCTACGGTCGGCCCTATGCCTTCGACTCGTCTGCGGCGGCGGATGAACTGCTGTTCGCACCGGGTACGGGGGATCTGCGGTGGGAAGCCGACCGGATCGCCAGCGACCTGTGGACTGATTGGCGGCGAACCAGCGAGTATGGCGGTCCCGGCTTCCGACTTGAGCCCGACCTGTTTATCCCGGGTACCCGATCCATCGGTCTTCCGGTGATTCAGCCCACGGATGCCGCCCGAGTCGCTGGCCTGTACGACTTTGGCGACGGCGTCGAAGTTGTGGTTCAGGGAGGCCGAGACGCGGCTGGCCGTATTCCCGCCAAGATCCGCCCCAAGATGGGCGAGATGATGGGCCTTCGGTCCACGATCAAGGCAGTTGCGTTTGAACTGTCTCTGGCCGGGATGAAGATGGACCAGAACCTGTTCTCCAAGATCGCGCAGGCTCTGGTCAAGGTCGAGCGCACCAAGGTCCGCATGGGAGCCTTCAACAAGGCCCTGTGGGAAGAACTGAGCAAGGACCTCCCCGGCGAAGTCGTGGCGAAACTGCGGGCTCCGGGTGAGCGCACGTTCGTTCCGGGCATCGACCGTACCGTCATGGACCTGTCCAAGCGCGAGGACATGGTCGATTCGGTGTGGGAGTGGTTCCGTTATGGCAAATACAAGGACAAGGAGTGGGCCGAACCTTCGCTGATCTTCGATGTCCTGAAGGAAATTCGGCTCCGTGGCGGTACCGTGAATCGCAACGTGGTGGCCGAGGTCATCGATGAACTGCGCCTGATCTCCCAGAAGCCGCCCAAGCGGATCAACGCCAAGGGCCGGGAGGTTCTGGACCTGAACGCCCGTCGTGCCGCCGTGATCGATGTGATCAACAAGCGGGCCAAGGATGGCCAGCAGATCCATGTCAACAATGCCTTGGTGGCCCGGCTCAATCCCCCGGCTCCCAAGGCGGCCAAGGTCCGTGCGGCGGATGCCGGAGGTGGCCGTGCTGCTGATGGCGGCGAGGAACCTCCGATGGGTGGGGGCGGTGCTGGCGGTCCCTCGGATGCCTCCGATGTTCCCAAGGGCATTCCGTGGATCACCAACATCCCGATCCTCGGCGCAGCCCTGAATCAGGCAGCCTATGCCCACAACTCGAACAACGGGTGGGCCCGGTGGATCGCCAACGTCTCCTTCAATGCCCGCCGTGACTTCGGCACTGCCCAGCAGTACACGATCATGGAGAAGGGCTTGCAGATCATGGCCTCGACGCTGGGGTCGTTCAGCAAGACGTACAGGAACAACTACATCAAGTTCGCTCTGGGACAGGGCGAGGGCAACGTCAACCGGGACATCAACCTTGCCGACGCGGTTCGCACTGCATTCGGCAGCGATGACCTGAAGCGACAGTTCCATCAGCGAGTCGCCGCCCAGTTGCGAAGCGGGGCTTTCGATGACTCGGTGGAGGCGGTGAACGACATGGCCCGGTCCATGCGGGAGTCGTTCAACAAGATCCACGACATTGCCCACTCCGCTGGCCTGAAGGGATTCCAGAAGGCTGCGGTGGCCAACTACTTCCCCCGCCTGTGGCGTTGGGACCGCATTCGGCGTCTTGCATCCACCCCCGAGGGAACGGCTGCGCTCAAGAAGTTGGTCAAGCAATCCATCGACCAGAACGGTCGCAAGGTGGTTCTTGACGGCGTCGAGACGGTCTTTACCGAGGATCTGGACGAGGCTGCGGAGGTCTTCACCAGAAGGCTGATCGCCATTGCCGACAAGACCGAGAACGCTCCGACCATTGCCCAAGAGCAGGAACTGTTCGACGCCATCGTGGCTCTGGAAGGCCCGCTCAAGGACAAGGTGGGCAGCAAGAGCCCCTTCGGTCGTTCCCGCATCCTGCTGGATGAGACGGCCAGCGTGGCCACCACACAGGACTACCTGAACAAGGGCGGTCTTGGCCTCAGCCTTGCGGACCTGACCCGTGACGATCTTCCGGCGGTGTTCCAGAAGTACATCACCTCGGTGCTTGGAGCGACCAACGAGAAGCGGCTGCTCAACGCCTTCAACGATGAACTGGCTGCCCGTGGAGTCATGGGCCCCAAGACCAAGGTGAAGGGCGAGGTTGTTCAGGAGCCGATCACGGTCAACTCCATCGATGAGATGTTCGCCACGGCCCGTAAGTTGGGCGGGGCCATCGATACCGGGCATGAGTCGGCCCTGCGTGAACTGGTGTCGGCCATTCGTTTCGAGCCCATCCACCACGGACGCACGGCAGTCACCGACAAGGTCCTCCAGATCGTCCTTCCGCTGGGCTACCTCAGCACCGGAGGCCAGTTCGGACTGGCGCAGATCGGAGAAATTGCCCGCATCGTCGGCACCCTAGGAATTCGCCAGACGGTCGAGCAGATGCCGATCCTGATGGAGATGCTGGACAACTGGCGTAAGTTGGACAAGCCCACCGACAACTTCGCATCGCTGGTGGATGCTTGGTTCTCGCCGTCGAATGACCGACTGAGGCGCGTGATTGCTCAGGGCGTGGGCGAGATGGGTGCGGATCAGTACGCCAATCCCGTGGCCCGAGGCCTGAGCAGCATGGCCAACTTCATGTCGGACATCTCGCTGCTGGCTCCAGCAACCAGTTTCACCCAGCAGTTGACCGCAGCCACCTCGATTCAGCACCTGTGGGAGGTTTCCCGTGGGCTGTCGAAGCGCATGGATGAGTCCACCGTCCGTACCCTCGGTCTGGAGATGAACCAGTACGAGGCCCTGATCCAGTATGTCGGTCGCAATGCCCAGACGAAGTCGGGGTTCATGGGCGACCGCGTGGTCGGGATGCGGAACGTGGACAGCATCGAGATGGACACCCTGAAGAAGTTTGTGGATCGCATGGTCCGCACCCGTGTTCAGGACATGCCCACCCGAGGCGACTTCCACAAGTCCATGTTCAGTTTCGTGGGCAAGTTGATGACCCAGTTCCGCACCTTCAACTTGAAGGGCGTGGACAACTTCCTGATGCAGAACGTCAGCCGCACGGCCAATGGTGGCGGGGCTCTGGTTGCTCAGGAAATCGTGGCCACGCTGATGTTCGCCGGAGTCATCCAGTATGGCCGCGTCAAGGCCGACTGGCTGTCCTACAAGGCCGCAGGGGACCGGGAGAAGATGAAGGAACTGGAGGCCCGCATGGACTTCACCGGGTTCGCCCGTGGAGCCTTTACGGGGCCCTCTGAGTTCTTCGTGCCCGGCTTCGTCATGGACACCCTATGGACCAAGGCCTTCGACAAGGACCCGATCCTGTCCCCCTATCGGTACAGCGGTCTGGACCTGTACGGCTTCCCCGGCAAGGCCATCGGTGAGCGCGCCTTCGGGGTGGCCGAAGATGTCTATGGGGCCACCGTGGGCAAGACTTTCGGGCTGGACATCGAGCGAGAAGTCACCCGAGGAACCATCCACAAGGCCCGCCTGCTGATGCCTTTCCAGAACATGCTGTTTGTCAAGCAATTCCTGAACCTTGCCGAGGACGAGATTGCAGAGGCCTATAGGCTTCCAGATATCCAGCCTCGCCGTCCCGCATCGAACTGATTCTAAGGAAACTTCCAAATGCCAAACCCCAGTTACGTCCTCTATACCGGAAATCAAGTCAACGGCAGCACTACGAAGTTTGCCATGACTGGGATCGATGGCTGGATCAACAACGGTTTTATTGAAGTTTACATCAATGACACCAAGTTGACCACCGGGTACCAGATCATTCAGGAAAGCGGCGTTGACAAGGTGCAGTTCGATCAGGCTCCCGCAAGCGGGACTTCCGTGCTGATCAAGCGCAACACCCCGAACACGATTTCGACCTTCAAGAGCGACATTGTCGATTTTGACGATGGATCGGTTCTTACGGCAGCCGCACTTGATCGCGCCGTCGAGGCTCTCGTTCACATCTCGCAGGAGAACGATGATGCCAACGCCACCTCGCTGGGACTCACCAACGACCAGACGGCATGGGATGCGGAATCCAAGCGAATCACAAACCTCGCTCCGGGAACGGGGTCTGGGGACGCGGTGACTTTCGGACAATACAACACTGCGGCCATTTTCGGCGGATCGGTGGTTACCCCACAGGTTTGGATCATCAACGGGAACGGGGGCACAACCTACGCCCTGAGCAATCCCACGCCGCTGAATACCGATTCCGCCATGTTCATCGTGGAAAACGGAGGCGCACTGGTTGCCCCCGCCGACTACACCGTCTCCACGACGCAGATCGTCTTTACCTCTGGCAAGTCTGGCACCATCCACATTCGGAATTTCGGCGTTGCCCGGAACATTGCTGTCGGTGCGGGAACCATTGAGAGCAATTCACTTACGACGGCCATGCTTCAGGATGGGGCGGTTACCACTCCCAAGATCGCCAATCTGGCCGTGACGAATGACAAGATCGCCAACGCAACGATCACGGTCGGCAAGATTGTCGGACCCGGGAAGAACAAGTTGCTGGCCACGGGTAATGCGGTTACCTTTCCGCAAACCGTTACGACCATCGACTACACGGATTACGCGAAGACCTTGCTTGAAGCCGCTAATGCAACGGCGGCGGGCGAAACTCTTGGTCTTGAAGACTTGGCTTATGTCAAGATCGTCGGCCCCGACAACATCGCTTCGGGAGCCGTGACCGAACCCAAGATTGCCAGCGGTGCCGTGACGCCCGCTAAGTTGTCGGCAAACGGCCCAGTGTGGGATGCCAACAGCACTACTATTGGGACCAGCAGCGGGTCGTTCAATTCGGCAGGCACAACGAAGGTTCAAATTGAGCGGTCTGGTCGCATCGGCGCGAAGACCATTGGTGGTGGCGACCTGTGGACTGGATACAACGATGCTGGCACGGTATCCACAACCATTCCCGGTTCCGGCAACCCAACGGTAGCCACGGACTTGACTACAAAGGCCTACGTTGATCTGTCCAACGTGCCTTACAACATTCCCGTGTCTCCAGTTTCCGCACTCATCCAGTACGAGGCATCAATTACTTCGGCTCTTCGTGTAGGCCGTCTGGCGGTGATCAATTACGAGGATGTCAACCGCTTCCTGACTGGAAATGCACCGAATGGGCTAACTTTTACTCGTATTACGAATAATACGGGCTCTCAGATTAAAATCTGGATTGAACAGAGCCGTTGCATTTGGGAAGGAAACGGCCCCGCCATCTTGGGAACTCCTGTTGCAAGCCCAAGCAATATTGATCGCAACGCAGTTGTAAACATCGCTCCTGCGGATGGAAGCGGGATCAACTTCCCTGATTGGTTCCCGTTGGGCGAAATCACGATCAATGCTGGCCAGTCTTACTACCTGAGAAACTGGGACAGCAACGCCACCGGGTGGGAAAACTGGACTGGAAGTCCCACTAGGCCGCCGGAAACAGTTACTGGCATTTCGGGCCGAGGCTGCCGATGGTTCGCTCATCTTTACAGGACCGCATGATCATGCACGGGGAATCGGAAATAATGCTGGCCATCGGGCGGCTCGAAGGCAAAGTCGATACCCTGATCCAGATGCAACGCATTCAGGAAGACCAGATCAAGAACCATGAAGAACGTCTTCGTGAACTCGAACATTCGCGCTCTTTCACAATGGGCATGGCTGCGGCTATCGGGGCTGGTGTCTCTGTTGCGCTCAATCTCGCTGTGAAAGCACTCTCTTAAGGAAAAACAATGGCAACTCTTCTTCTAATCAACCAAGTTGTGGCCGGGAACCAGAACTCTCCATCGGTGTTCCCAGACATGTCCCCTACACGTTACGGAACTTGCTCGGTTGTCCACGACGGCGGGCGGCTTGCAACGAACAGCACTGTTTCGGTGTCGCTTCAGGCCACGCTAAATGAAGCGGCTTCGTGGTTTGAAGTTGAAGTGTTCCGTCCCAGCGATGCCGACTACATCAACGGAACGCTTCCTTCATGGTGCCGAATTGTTCCCCTGTTCCCTCGAATGCGTGTGGTTGTTACCAACGGCAACAATCTGACCTACTCCGCTTGGATCGTTGAGGAATAATTCCATGAGCCGAAGAACCGTTGTCGTTCCGATCAAGAAGTCCGGCGGGGCCGGAACTAATGCCGTTGCTGCACAGGGTGTTTACGGAAACACCACGGCTGCTAGGTTTCTTCGAGACTTAATGGCTGGAAGAGACAGTCTTGATGTGGTAGTCCTCGGTGATTCCAATGCGGGCTCCCCCGGATCAGCCGGGTACACAGCGGGTTGGCATCGAGTCATGGAGTTTGGACTTGCGGTCCAGCCTTATGCAACGTGCCTGATGAATGGTGGCGCGTACCTCGCTGCGACGCCAACGACTGGCAATAACCGCGCTGACGGCCTGTTTGGACTCGGGACTGGACATGTGTGGGCGGGCCACAACGATGCGGTACGGGCGACAGGCAGCACGGGTGGTCCCCAGTCGCTGCTCCTGACCCTCGATCCGGCACTTGTTGCTCTTCGAAACGATATCGGACACAACATTACAAACTACGGCAACGAAGACAACACGATGTTGCTGAAGCCGCAAGGTTGGCAATGGGACCCGGTGGGCGTGGGCGTTGATGTCACTTATTCATCGCAAGCGCACACAAATTACCTGACGGTCACGGCTGGGTACAACCAGTACTACAATAATTGGGGAAGCAGCCTTGTTTTCGGAACTTCGGGAACGGGGGGCAACACCCTGCAATATCGGGTTGTTTTCCCGCAATGGGGAGACTATACAGATGGCAGTTTCCGCCTGAAGTGCAGTTGGCTCCCCGGCGTTACCCAAGTCGCTCTTGGACCCGTTATCTCAACCAACAGTTCCAAGGGGGTGATTGAATACGTCACGGAAACACTGGAAGTCAACGGTTCCGCGATCAACGACTTTGAATCGAGCGGAAAGAAGCGTCTTGCATTCAGTTGGGACGGCTTCGGAAACATTTCACATGCGGCTTTTGGTCCGGTGGCGGTTCTTTGGCAGAGCGTAATCCGCCCGAACACCAAGGGATACGCGGTTTCTTGCCTTACATATCACGGAGGCCTTACGACCGACCAACTTGCAACCCGTATAGAAACATCGGGCAAGTGTCTTGACACCTACCTGAAGGAACTCCGTACTCGGCAGATTGCTGGTGGTGGGTCGGGACGAGTTCTTGTGTTTGTAAATTCGGGAGTCAACGACTGGAATGCATATACGGACTGGAATGCCAATATGCAGCGCATCAAGACCCACTTCAGCAGCCGTTGGCAGGCCATGGGAGGAAACGCTACACAGTTGTGTTTCGTGTTGACTCCGACTCATCCAACAACTTCCGTAATTTCCCCCAATCCGTGGCCTGCCAACCGCGCCGCCGTGGTTTCTTCGGCAAACACATGGGCAACGGCCAACGCCGGGGACGGAATGAACGCCTGCGTCGTGGACATCGGTGCCGGGTATTCAGCCGTAAAGATGGAAAAGTACCTGATGTACGGAACTGGCGCGGGCGACGTAGCCCACCTGTCCCCTGAAAACTACCCATCTCTCTCGGGGACAACCCGCGTTGCCGTGCACAACGATCTTTGCAACGCCTATACCATGGTGACTCAATCCATGGTCAGTCGCTTGCTGGCAACGGCATGAACAAAGAAATCCTAGAACAGATCCACAACGCCCTGTCTCAGGAACTGCTGAGAAAGATCCAAGATGGGTCCGCCACGGCAACTGAACTGAACGTGGCTCGGCAATTCCTGAAGGACAACGGCATCGACTGTGCCCCATCCTCCAGTCAGCCCATGCTGAACCTCGCTAAGATCATGCCGTTCGATGAAGAGGCTGCGTGAGCGAACTTGAACGCAAACTCAAGGACTTCAGGAACTTCGTCTTCCTGTCTTGGGACCACCTTGGGCTGCCCGAGCCGACGCCCATCCAACTGGACATCTCCCAGTACCTCCAGAAGGGCCCTCGAAGGCGTGTCATTCAGGCGTTCCGTGGCGTGGGCAAGAGTTGGCTTACTAGTGCTTATGTTGTCTTTAGGCTGCTGCACAACCCCAACCTCAACGTGCTGGTCGTTTCAGCGTCGAAGCAACGGGCGGATGATTTCAGTACCTTCACCCTGAGGTTGATCAACGAGATCCCGATCTGCCAGCACCTGAAGCCCCGGGAAGACCAGAGAAACTCCAAGATCTCGTTCGATGTGGGCCCGGCTTCGGCCTCGCAGGCCCCTTCGGTGACCTCCAAGGGCATCACCAGCCAGATCACGGGCTCCCGAGCCGACCTGATCATCGCTGATGACGTAGAAAGCCTGAACAACTCGGCCACTTTCCTGATGCGGGACAAGTTGTCCTCGGCCATTGCGGAGTTCGAGGCCGTCCTGAAGCCCGGTGGAGAAATCTTGTTCCTTGGGACCCCCCAGACGGAGCAGTCGATCTACCACACCCTGCATGAGAAGGGGTACGACACCCGGATCTGGCCCGCAAGGTACCCTGACAACCGCCTGAAGACGGCTTTTGGCAACAAACTGGCTCCGCTTCTGGCTGACGGCACGGAGGGCGAGCCTACTGATCCCCGGCGTTTCAATGCCATCGACCTGATGGAGCGCGAGGCGTCCTACGGGCGCACTGGGTTCGCCCTCCAGTTCATGCTGGATTCGACCCTGAGCGATGCCGACAGGTACCCGCTCAAGTTGGCCGACCTGATTGTGCTGGGACTGAACCCCGAGAACGCTCCCGAGAAGCCGATCTGGGCCGCCAACCTCAGCAACGTGGTGAAGGATCTGCCCTGCGTCGGGTTCAATGGCGACCGTTACTACGGGCCCATGGACATCCAAGGCAAGTGGATTCCCTATGAGGGCGGCATCATGGCCATCGACCCCTCGGGCCGAGGCGACAACGAGACGGCCTATGCGGTCGTGAAGATGCTGAATGGCTTCCTGTACGTCACCGCTGCGGGGGGCCTGAAGGGCGGCTACGAGGAAGGGACCATGTCCCGGCTGGTGCAGATTGCCCAGAACAACAAGGTCAACAAGATCATCGTGGAGTCAAACTTCGGTGACGGCATGTTCTCGGAACTGCTGAAGCCGTATCTCCAGAAGCGGTACCCCTGCACCACGGAAGAGGTCAGGCACAACATCCAGAAGGAACGTCGGATCATCGACACGCTGGAACCCGTGATGAACCAGCACCGTCTGGTGATCGATGCAGGGGTCATCAGGGACGATTACGAGTCCACCAAGCAGTACGCCACCGAGAAGTCGCTGCAATATAGCATGATGTGGCAAATGAGTCGCATGACCCGGAACAAGGGTGCCTTGGCTTACGATGACCGGATTGACGTTCTGGCGATGGCCGTGGGGTACTGGGTTGAGCAGATGGCCCAAGATGCCCACAAGAAGATGGCCATCCGCCGGGAAGAGACGCTGGATCGGGAACTGGAACGCTTCATGGAACACGCCGTAGGGCGCAAGCCACGGGGGATGACATGGCTGTAGATCACGATGAATGGGCCACCCTGCTGGTCCACCACGCCTGCCTTGCCGTCATCAAGTACGAGGACCATCTAAGGAGCAAGGAAACCTTGGCCCAGTCCAAGTCGCTGGCCAAGGCCATGCGGGAACTCAAGGAAATCATCCCAGACGAGGTTCTGGAGATCATGCGAGGTTGACATGGCTGGACCCTGCGAAGGCAAGTCCCTGAACAAGCCGTGGCGTACCCCCGGTGGACCCAAGAAGTCCGCTGTGTGCGTCAAGGACGGGGACAAGAAGAAGATCGTCCGCTTCGGTGACCCGAACATGAAGATCCGCAAGAACGAACCGGGTCGCCGGAAGAACTTCAGGGCCCGCCACAACTGCGACAACCCCGGTCCCAAGACCAAGGCGCGGTACTGGTCGTGCAGGGCTTGGTGAATCAAATCACATATGTGACGAAATGTCGGTCGATATGTCTAAAGACAGACGTTTCATCACATGGTTATTCGGACTTGTCGATGGTTTAAACATGCTTCAGTCGTAAGCATTTATAGTACATTGGCTCCAACAGTCAGTGTTTCTACACATCGGTAAGAACTTTAACTTCTACTTTCTTACAGGAACAGACATGGCAAAGGTCCCCTCCAAGGTCAAGAAGATGGCTCACTCCCTCGAAAAAAAGCAGGGGATGCCCGCTGGCAAGGCTTATGCAATCGCCAACGCCACCTACAACAAGATGAAGATCAAGAAGGGCAAGAAGTAATGTGCAATAGACAAACGACTCCTCCGGGTTCCGCGACCACTGGTTTGGGTGGGACGTACAAGGACGAAGCCCGGCAGCAGGCTTGGATCAAGAAGCGAAAACTTTCCACACAAGAAGAAGAGCAGCGTCGATCTGAGTTCGAGGCTTGGCAGTCGGCTTATGGTGAAAGTTCCCGCAATCCGTTCAGGATTCTGCCAAAGTCGCGTTTGATGAAGATCCGCAAGAACGAAGTGTTCTAACATGCCTGAACGGGACTACAAGGAAGAATACCGCAAGTACCACGGTACCAAGCGGTACAAGATCGACCGGGCAGCCCGGAACAAGGTCCGCAGGAAGGCCATCCGGGATGGCAAGGTGCGGAAGGGGTCCGATAAAGACATCGATCACAAGGACGGCAATCCAAGGAACAACCATCCCTCAAACCTGAGGATTGTTCACAGATCAGTGAATCGAGCCAAACACTAGGAGATTCCCATGGTCATCCGGTGGTTTCCTTACGAGATTCCCGTAATAACCACAAAGATGCCCAAGGATGAGTTTGGTGAGTTCTTCTTCTTTCCTACACCCAGAATCCATGTCTCAGAGGATCTTAAGGGTACAGTATACTCTAGTACCTTACTCCATGAGGTCTTAGAGATGGTGAATGAAGTACATGACCTAGGGCTTACTGAAGCCAACATCAGGACCCTAGAGGTATCCCTGAGTCAGATCATGTGTGCCAACCCGGACCTAACAAACACCGTCTTCCCGCCAAGGGCTCCAGAATGCCCCGGGAACGATCCGGGAGACGAGGATGACTCCAGACCCGTCCAAGAGCCACGGATCGATCCTAGGGCATCCTAGGGCCCTTAGAAGCCAAACCCCGGGTAGACTCCCCCGTTGATCTAAGTACTCGCCCCCAGTTCGCGACCGGTTGGGCCAATAACAAGATCCCGCCAGAAGTGCGGGTATGTGGGTAGTGAGAATCCCACACGGAGGGGGTCCCAAGGTTTTGGTAGAAAAATCTGA